GCCGCCACGCCGGCAGGCGCTGGCGCGACAACAGGCACCCCGATAACCGTTCCGTTACTCCAGAGCGCCGCCGACGTACAGACGGTCAGTCACACGCTCGGCCAGTCCCTCGACGCTCAGGTGCTGGCGTTCTCCGGGCAGGGATACACCCGTACCGCGCTGGCGTTACGTGAAGCCCGTCTGGCGCTGGTTGAGGATTTGACCACGCGCGGGGTTCAGTTGCCGGGTGTCTCGTCCGTGGCGGTTCGCACGACAGAGCCGGCCCTGGTGACGCTCTACCGGACGACCGGTAACAGCGTGCAGTGGCAGCGGTTCGTCCGCCGTAACGGCGTGGTCAATCCGCTCTTTGTGCCGGGTGGCTCGGTCGTGGAGGTGATAGATGAATAGCCGTATCGAGCTGTTTATCAGCGGGAAGGTGTTCTCCGGCTGGACAGGCGTCAGCGTGCGGCGCTCGCTGGAGCATCTTGCCGGCAGTTTTGAGCTGGAGTTAATGATGCCCGGTCAGCCTGTGCCTGACGGCATTACCCCCGGTCTGCCGCTGAAATTACAGATTAACGGCGTGACGGTGATTACCGGTTATCTCGATACCGTGAAACACAAACTGACCGCCACCAGTAACAAAATCAGTGTCAGCGGTCGCGATAAAACCGGCGATCTGGTGGACTGTTCCGCCGTCTTTAAGGGCAGCCAGTGGCACAACCGCACGCTCAGGCAGATTGCCGATGACCTGTGTAAACCCTTCGGTGTCCGGGTTATCTGGCAGGTGGGCGACGCCACGGCCGCAAAACCCTTTCCCACTTTCACCCTGCAGTTGTCCGAAACAGTCGGTGATGCGCTGACCCGTGCTGCCCGTCATCGTGGCGTTCTGGTCACCAGTAACGCCGACGGCGATCTGGTGTTTACTCAGGCGGGCAGTCAGCAGACCGACACGCTGGAGCTGGGAAAGAACCTGCTGGACGCGGATTTTTCCGACGACTGGCGCAACCGCTACAGCGAGTACCTGGTAAAAGGCCACGGCGGCGGCGGTGGTCATAAGGGCGAGGCTAAAGCGGCGGCGCTGCTGGCCGCCCCTAAAGGAAAAACGGCGGATACCGTCGTCACCCGCTACCGTCCGAAAGTGATCCTTGCCGATCACAAAATTACCGCAGACGGTGCGAAGCAGCGGGCCATTCGTGAAGAACGCCGGGCCATCGCCAAATCCGAAAGATTTATCGCAGGTGTGACCGGCTGGTTCCGGGAGAACGGCGCGCTGTGGGATGTGAACCTGCTGACCCGCGTTATCGCCCCGCGCGTGAACGTGGACAAACGCGACCTGCTGGTTTGCCAGGTGGAGTTCACGCTCAACAGCAAGGAAGGTGAAGTAACCCGCCTGACGCTGGCTCCGCGCGATGGCTTCATTGTGCCGGCAGAGCCGGACAGCAGCGGCACTGGTGGTGAAGGTGGCGGCGTTGACGCCTGGATCTTACAGCAGATGAAGAAACAGGGAATTAAATTCGATGATGAATGACGACATTCTCCAGAGAATGCTCGCCCCGCTGATGCGCGGCGTTCGCCTGCTGTTCGGGCGCGGCATTCTGACCGGCACCAGTGACGGACTGAAAATGCAGAACGCGCAGATGACGTCGCTGGATGGCGAGACGTTTGACGACGTGGAGCGTCCGCAGCAGTACGGGCAGATTAGTGTCCCGCTGCCGGGGGCGGAAACGTTTTTCGGTTGTCTGCTGGGTGACCGCGATCAGGCGGTGATTTTAGTGGTTGAAGATAAGCGTTACCGTCCGACGGGTCTGCCTGACGGCGACAGCGGTATCTATCACTACGAAGGTCACCGCCTGCGCCTGACGAAGGACGGTCGCGCCATCCTGACATGTAAAACGCTGGAGGTGTACGCCGACGCCAGCATCCTGTTTGACAGCCCGGAGAGCACGTTTACCGGCAACCTGACGGTACAGAAGAACCTGACGGTGCAACAGAACACCCACATTCAGGGCAATCTAGCCCTGGACGGCACCGGGAACGCTAAAGGCCATTTCACTATGTCGGATGCGACCATTGCCGGCGTGACCTACAGCGGTCATACCCACCACGAGAACGGTCGCGGCGGCAATACGGGAGGCCCGCAAAATGGCTGATATTGCGATTGTCTGGCGTAACGGCCGCGGCAATCTGGCGCTGAACGGCCCCGACCTGCTGACGGATAACAGTATTGAAACCGCCGTTGTTATCTCGCTCTTTACCGACCGCCGGGCGCAGCCGTCTGACCCGATACCGGACGGCACCACCGACCGGCGCGGATGGTGGGCGGACAGTTTTCGCAAACGTCCCATTGGCTCGCGCCTGTGGCTGCTGAACCGAGAAAAAACGCTGGCATCTGTCGTGGAAAGGACGGCGGCCTATGCGGACGAGGCGCTGGCCTGGCTGAAACCGGCGGGGCTGGTGAAGTCTGTCACCTGTACGGCTGCGCGCGTGGCACATGACCGCCTGCAGCTTTCGGTATTACTGGTTATGCCTGACGGTGCACGTCGCCCGATGGCCTTTGAAGCGGATTTAGAAGGGGTTTAAATGCCGTATCAACCCACACCCTTAGCGCAACTGATTAACCAGACGCAGCAGGATATCAGCCAGCGCCTGGAGGGAACGTTACCCGGTCTGGATGAAACCACCCTGCACGCCATCGGTTACGCCCAGGCGGGACTCTCCGCCCAGGAGCATGAGCACCTGGCCTGGATTGCCCGCCAGATTATCCCGTCGGACGCCGACGAGGCGGAACTGCTGAAACACTGCGCCTGGTGGGGCATTGTCCGCAAGCCTGCCTCACGTGCCGGCGGTCCGGTTCAGTTGACCCTGACCGATACGGCCACCGCTGATGCCGGCGTGCAGCTCCAGCGCGGCGACGGTGTGGTTTACCGTATCACCGCGTCAAAAAATGCCGGTGCGGGTACGCTGGAGGTTGAGCTGGAAGCGGTTGACGCCGGCGCAGCCGGTAACGCGCCGGCGGGTACGCTGCTGACGTTTATCACCCCGCAGGCGGGGATTGTGCAGACAGCCACCGTCACCGGGTCGGGCATTACCGGCGGCGCAGACGTTGAATCATTATCTGAGTTGCTTTCCCGTCTGGTGTTTCGCGTGCAGTACCCGCCGTCAGGCGGCACAAAATACGACTTTGAGCGCTGGGCGCGCGAAGTGCCGGGCGTGACCCGCGCCTGGTGTCTGCCGGAGTGGCCGCAGGCGGGCAGTCTGGGAGTGACGTTCGTCCTGGACAATAATCCGGATATTTTCCCCGGTGAGGGTGATGTGGCCCGCGTGGCGGAGTACATCAAATCGCACCCTGACCCGGCGACGGGTAAACCGGTCGGCCAGCCGCTGGGGCCTGTGGTGAAGACCTTTAAACTCGCCAATCACCCTGTGCCATTTCAGATAAAGATTGCGCCCAATACGCCGGAGAACCAGGTGGCGGTCAGGCAGTCGCTGGTTGATTTGCTCTATAACGAAGCGAAGCCCGGCGGGATTATTCTGCCATCGGCGTTCTGGCGGGCTGTTGCCAGCGTGAAAGCGCTTAACGACTTCGAACTCAGGTCGCCGCTGGAGTCTGTCAGCGCCGGCGCGATGGAGTTGCTGACTGTGGGGGATATCACATGGCTGTAACGCAGGCAATGACCCTGACCCCGCACCAGCGCGCACTCCTCCAGTTGCTCCCTGACGGGCTGGCGTGGAATAAAGCGCCGGATTCCACACTGGCTGCGTTGTGTCTGGGTTTGAGTCAGTCCACGGCCCGCGTGGACTGGACAGGGCAGCAACTGCTCGATGAGCGATTCCCGGACCGCTCGCGCCTGCTGCTGGATGACTGGGAGCGCTTTCTGGGACTGCCGGAATGCGACATGACCGGGGCCAGCCTGCAGGAACGCCAGAGCTATGCCGGCAACAAGTACCAGATGAAACCCTCGCTCAACCGTGAGTTTTATATCCAGCTAGCGGCGGGTTTTGGGTTTGATATCGATATCCAGCCGTCCCCGGAGTCGCAGTGGATAAGCATTATTAATGTCAAAACGACCATTGGCTACCGGCATATGAACGTACTGGACAATATTTTAACGCCGCTGCGTATTTACGACGCCAGCGCGCTCGAATGCATCCTGAACCGCTACAAACCCGCCTGGCAGACGTTTCGTTACGTCTATGAAAGCAGTCAGTCGCACGATAATTAGAGGTCACCATGTATTACATTGACAACAATTCCGGTTCACCTAACATGCCGCCGTTATCGCCGGCGCAAAGTAATACGCCCACCTGGTTTACCGAGGGCGATAAAAATAAAGGTATAAGCTGGATTGGTCAGGACTGGCTGAATATCCTGCAGGCGGAATTACTGAATATTCTGAGCGAAGCCGGAATAAAGCCGGATAAGGGGAAGTTAAATCAGCTTACCCTGTCCATTAAGGGCATTATCACGGCAAATGCCTACACGCAGGCAAACAACCTGAAAGAAATCTTCGATGCCGGCGTTGAGGCTCAGGCCGCTGCGCGCGGTCATCTTGGTCTGGGAAAACTCGCCACTAAAGACAGCCTCGGTCCGGCAGACGTTAACGCGCTGGCAAAAAACCAGAACCTGAACGATGTGCCTGATAAAGCTAAAGCCCGAACCGCCCTCCAGCTCGGCGACAGTGCGACCCGCAACGTTGGCACCACCGCAGGCACCGTGACCGCAGGCGACGACGCCCGCATCCTTGCCACCAAAAAAGCCATCGACGACACCCAGACCGGTCTTGCTGAGCAGCCTGTTATGTGGATAAGCACCGCCGATGATTTGAGTAGCCTGCCGTCTGGTGCACGTCGGTTCGCCAGCAATAAATCTCCGGCAACAATATTGCCGGTAAACGATTATGTTTTTCTTGAGGTGATAGCCAAGCGCGATTGCGTAGACGGCTGCACCGTTCAGATAACAGACTCAATCGGTAACACCTGGATTGGCTCGCGCTGGGACGCAACCAATGGCTCCAGTTTTACCTGGCTTCCCCTGATGTCGTGTCCGCCCGGCGTTCCCCTTCCGTGGCCGTCTGACACCATCCCTGCTGGTTATGCCCTGATGCAGGGGCAGTCCTTCGATAAAGCGGCATACCCCTTACTGGCACTGGCCTACCCATCAGGGATAATCCCCGACCTGCGGAGGCTTATTATTAAGGGGGGCTATGTTGGCCGCGCGGTACTCAGCTATGAGGCGGACGGCATCAAGTCGCACACCCACAGCGCCAGTGCATCCAGTACCAACCTGGGGACGAAATATACCTCTTCGTTTGACTACGGCTGGAAAAGCTCCAATACGACAGGCGCTCATAACCATTCGGCGGGGGGAGTATATGGTGGTGACTCAATCGGTGGAAAATCTCGCGTTCAGCACGACGGTAATAACCAGTTGACGAGCTTGAATGGAGATCACGCCCATACAACCTATATCGGCCCGCACGAGCACTCCGTATATATTGGTTCGCACACTCACGATGTTACAGTGTCAGCGGTCGGTAATGCAGAAAACACAGTCAGAAACATCGCCTTTAACTATATTGTGAGGTTAGCATAATGGCTTTTAAAATGAGTAACGAAGCGCAGACAATTAAAGTCTTCAATCTGCGTTCAGATACAAACGAATTTATTGGTGCGGGCGATGCGTATATCCCGCCGCACACCGGACTACCGGCAGGCTGTACCGATATTGCGCCTCCTGATATTCCGGCCAGCCATACGGCTGTATTTGATACCGAAAAACAAACGTGGAGCCTGTTCGAGGACCATCGCGGAAAAACGGTTTACGACACAACAACCGGTAATCAGGTCTACATCTCCGAACCCGGCCCGTTACCGGAAAACACCACCACACAAGCCCCTGCATCACCGGTTGATAAATTCGAAAACGGCCAGTGGGTGGCTGACCTGAATACCGCGCTTATCCAGAAACACGCCGAAATCAACGCATGGCGCAACAGCCAGGAAAACGCGAATTACGTATTCCAGTTTAATAACCACAACTGGGACTACGGCAAAGCGACGCAGGAGAGATTAAGCCTCTCCGTACAAATGGCTAAATCAAATAAATTACCCGAAGGTTTTATCTGGACGGACGCTGATAACAACGATGTGCCAATGTCTGCCGGGGAATTACTCAATCTGAGTGATGCTATCGACCAGGCGATGTTTACAACGGGACTAAAAATCCACCTGCGCCAGAGGGAAATGAAAGAGGAGATCGACAAACTCACCGACGCTCAGGCTGTACTGGACTACGTTGTCGACTGGCCGGAATGA